TGTATCTGCATGCGCCTGGGCCTCAAGAACCGCTGCCGTGGCCGCATCCTTATCCGCCGTCACGCCCTGCGCCGCTGCTGAAGCCTCTTTTGCCGCCGCCGCCGCGCCATCTGCGCTGGTACGCACCTCGCCGGATACGCTGGTCACGTTGTTGTGAATGTTGCGGATAGCGTTATAGATGACCGGATCTGCTAATACTGGTTCGCCATAGAGGATGTAGTCGTTCAGGCTTCCCGGCGCGCTACCTTCCTGCAGATTGAACTGGCCCAGCGTCTGCCGCCCGCCGCGCGTGTACTCCACGGTCGCACTGTATCCCCCGGGTAACAAGGAAAACGAATAATTACCATCGGTATCAGTCACAATGCTGACCGTCTGGTTTTTGAGAACTGATGCTGAATTAATGGTGCTGGTTAGCGTAATGCGTGTTCCGGCAAGTACAGCGCCAAGCGGATCACTCAGCACACCGGAAATGACGATAGGATCAGCCATTTTCTCACCTTAACTTGATGGCTTATCAGGCCAGGTGACAGTTTCGGATGTATTCGCATCTACCCTACTGAGCAATATCCGGTATTTTTTCCAGAGTGGCAGAGCAGCCGTCTCTTCGTCAGTAGCCTCACCAAGATCTACCGCATCCTGCAGCGTATCTCTTCGTTGTGTGGCTTCAGTCATCAGGGCGTCTTTTTGCGCAACATTATTCCTGATAAGTTGCGTGTTCAACTCGGCTTTCTCTTCATCAGTTAATGGCGGAGCTGAAAATACGCCGTCAGAATACAGATATCCCGGTGCTGCCGGGTTATCCGATGTCGACTCAATTGCTTCAACGCCAGAATCTTTCCCGTAATCAAAATCAGGCTGGTCATCCTGATCCCATCTAATAACGTTTAAAACTAATCCGTCCTGAACAAGTGCGTAATTTTTAATCATTATGCCAACTCCCAAATATAGATAACACCAGCACCACCAGCTCCACCGCCCTGCGCTGATGCGCTTGGGCCTGCGGCCGATCCGCCGCCGCCGCCGCCAACGCCAGTAGCATTGGAATACCCACCAGATGCTGTTGAGCCGCCAGTTCCTCCCGCTCCACCAAGAGGGCTTGAACCGCCCACACCTGAAATGCCCGCCCCCAGAGTAATGAAGGTTGCTTGCCCACCAGGCGATCCATTTACGTTGATGATGGTCCCACCAGATCCAACGCCTCCAGCAGGACTCTGTAATACGTATGGCGCACCGGACGCTGCAGCTGCTCCAAGCAAACCACCTACACCGCCATTTGCTGAAAGATAAGAACCAAAGGCGGTATTACCACCCTTTTGGCCCGCTGCGCCGACTACCCCTTGGCCTGAGGTTCCTACTGAAATTGATACGGGTAGCGTAAGCGAGGAAATCGGGAGATAAGACATTGCCATGCCACCAGCAGCCCCACCACCACCTACTGCATTTTGCGAGGAAGATGTTGCAGGAGTTCCTCCGCCGCCACCGCCGCCACCAACAACCTGCACTATGATTGCCGTGGTTCCCGCTGACGGCGTATAGGATGAGGCAGTAGAAAACACCTTCGGAGCGCCGAGGATTCGTCCGGTTGCCTGTCCCAACTGTAACGCGTGATTGGACTGTGTTGCCGCCGCGACCGGCAGTGCGCCACCGCTATTACCGCACATTACCCAGCCAGTCAGGGAGCTATTCCATTCGACCTCTATCAGGCCATTAGCAACAATTTCACCGCCCTGTAATGCCTGATTTGCGTGCGAATAAAGTGGATAAGCACTGCCACCATTAGCTGCAAAAGTGCTTGCGCCAGTGTTGGCTGTTTTTGCTTTGAAAGTCAGCCGCATGCCATCGACAAGAGTGGGTAACGCTGGTAAAAACTGGGCAGCGTACGCATTGGCTGCGCCAGTATCGTTAGAATAGGTGGTGGTCCCCTGCTGGATGGCAGACAAAATACCTGATGCTGGTAAAAACGGCGCATTCGGAGCCACTGCAATATTTCCGGCAGTAACCGTGGTCGCGCCCTGCGCTACAGTGATTACCCATGCTGCGGTATAGCCAGTATCGGCAGATGGCGTGGTTTGCGTGCCGGTCGTTGCTGCTACGCCAGCTTTAAGCGCAACGGTGCAGACACCCGAACGCACCGTATTTTGCGCGGTGCCTGCGTTGTTCGGGCCGCTGTAGGCAACAGACGGGTTGGACGCGTTGTAATACGGAAGAACCGTTGCGCCAGAATCCACATCACTGTAAGTAACCTGGATCAGATAGTTGATGCTTTGCCCGGCGGTGGTTGGCGCAGTGAGTGTAAACGCGGTTGAGCTAAGGATAATGCCCTGCTTCAGAATAGTATTCGTGGTATCCGCAGCCAGTGATGAATAGGCCGTGCCGTCCACATTTTGCACGCTGTAAATCTGCCCTTTTGCGATGTTGACCACCATCGAGGCCGGGCTTGTCGGGGTACAGGCCAGCCCATGCAGATAGGTGTTTGACCCCATCACGACAGCAGCGAGTTTCGCCAGGCCCATCATGGCGTATTTGTTGGTGTTTAGCAGGTCAGTTTCGAGCGGAATTGCGCCCGGGTAAATAATCTGGCGATCCATGTTTCTTCCCATAAAAAAGGCCACCCGCAGTGGATGGCCATATTGATGATGTTTGCTGTGTCGGTGCGCTACTGCAGTTTTACCCACACGAGGGTGCCTTCCATTTTCACTGCCGCTACGGCTTCGTAGACCTGTGCATCCGTGACTTTTCCGGTAACCATTTCCTGTGAAACATACTGCCCGCGCGACGGGCTGCTGTAGCCCGCCGGGGTTGTCTGATAGCCCGCGACATAAGGGATACCCGTTCCCTTTGGCCGGTAGGCGATGACGAATGCCTGATAGGGGATCATCACTGAGCCATAACCACCAGCCACCCCATAACCAATCATCGGACCGCCGTACGAGCCGGTGTCCAGCGGGCGCTGCGGTTCGAATATTGTTGGCGTGTTGCCGGTCAGCTCCTCCAGGATGTCGATAATCGCCTGCCGGGTGCCGCGCGCCCTGAACAGGTTAATTTTCATCTGGTTTCGGAATAGATCGTCTGACATTCCCGCCGGGCGTTGCAGGCTGGTGCCAAAGTAATCGTATGACGCGAGGTCAAGCCAGCCGCCGGTTGCAGTTGTGATGCGGGTTTGCAGCCGGGCATAAACATACAGCGAATAGCACCACGACAGCGCGCTGGCGCAGGCGTTTAGCGCGCCCTCCAGCAACGGGCTGCTGTCCCCAAACCAGGTCGGCGGCAGCAGCGCTTTCAGGCGGGTATAGATATCGTTCTGGTCACCTGTCGCCATTTAGCTCACCGAGATTGTACCGGCGCGGATAACCTGCTTCGCCGAAGCGGCCAGGTCAGCGGTGCCGGAGTTAAGCGTTAAGGATGTAACGTTCGTGACCAGTGGGCTTGCGGAGTACGCCACTTTCGCCAGCTGGGTATAGGCCAGCAGCTGTCCCAGTGAAAGGCTGGCGATGTACTCCTGAATAGCCGCCTGCACCAGCGCTACGATGGTGGCATGGTTGCCCGTTGAGTCCGTGGTGATCACCAGGGTCACGTTAGCCGTCAGCACCGATGGCGGGAAAACACCAAAAGTGACGGTAAAGCCGCGCACCGCTTCAATCGCGGCGTATGCCTGGCTGATAAATGTAGAGGATGGTGCGCCGCTACCGTCATCGACAACCGCATAGAAATAGCCGGGCTGCGCTGTACCGTTGTAAGCGTAGTTTTCGGTCAGCGTGTAAGTCACGCCGCTCTGCATGCTACTCAGCGCGTAACCGATGGCCGCCTTCGTAGCCTTGGATAGCGATGCGATCCACAGAACGAAGCGCGCACGGAAATCGGCATCTGCCTCGGCGTCTTCGCCATTCACAAAGGTTGTGCTGTTCGTGACCGTGTCAATGTACTGAATGGATCCGGAGATAACCGTGATGGTTCCAGCCTGAGCATTACCGGCGGTCCCGGCCGTGTTGGCCTGCACCGGCACAGTCAGCGAACTGACGCCCGCGGCAATCACGTATCCCGCAAGCGAAGCGCTGTATGCCGCGCTGGTGGTATTGACGACAACGGAATAAATCTGCGTGCCGTCAGTGGTGGTCACCTGCGCCCCGACCGGAATCAGCGCCTGATTAGTGGCTGTGAACCGGCTGAAGGTCACCTGCCCCGTCGCCTGTACCGCAGAAAGCCGGGTAAAGCTGAAGTCTGCCATCCAGCTGTCGAGGTCATCGCCGGAGCAGGTAGCGGCGCGGGTGGTAACCAGCAGGTTGACGATTAACTGCTGTAGCCACATCGCCACGCCCGCGTTTGATTCTGCCAGCGCGCGAAGGATACTGCCGATCGCCAGGTCAACCAACCCTGCGGCTTTGGCCTGCATAGCGGTAACCTGGTCGCTGACCAGCGTGGAGAAAGTTTTTGTATTGAGTGCCACGCAATTACCTCGTCACGTCAAAACTGAGTGTTTCAGCGGTGCCGGTTGTGGCATCCGTGTATTTGATATAAACGCTGACGCCGCCATCAATAAGCGCCAGCGTTACCGATGGTGCGGGACTGGCCGCCACGGCATCTTCCAGGAGCATCTGCCCGCTGATAAGTGTTTTCCATTCGTTAAGGTTGACGCTCTGGCCGACCTTCTGGCCAAGCCCCGCGCCGTAGTCAGGGTGAAACAGATAATCGCCCGGGTTCGTCATAAGTCGGCGCAGTATTCGCTGCTTTCCGCGCTCGGTGCCGGATACCGGCCGCAGGTCGCCCGCTGGCGAGGTGCTCAGGTCACCGCCTACAAAGTGATGAATGTCGTACATGGGCTACCTACATGCTGTTGTTGGGAGTATTGGTGGTGCCGCTGCCGGTTTG